AAAGGCGGCAACTTAGTTGTTACCAATTACGATGAAATCTTTTACCTGATCTCACTTTTTGCCCAGTCCACGGCGAATGGCCGCAAGCAGATCATCAGAATGGCGGAGACGGCAGAAAAGCTGCCTGGCCGAAACGCACCTCAATAACTGAGATCCTGACGCTCTCGGACTTTCCCTTGCCGATGCCTCGGCAAATGCTACCAATACCCGCCGGTCTTGATCCGTCATGCGAGAGTACGAGACCAATAACGAAACCACCAATTTTTTATCTTCTCGATGCTGCATATGCCTCCCCAATTCGCATATGAAAAGCATCCTGTGGTTCTGACGCAATAGGCCTGCGGGGAACAGAATGCACTGTATGTAAATACAGTATATTTGAAAAAATGCTGTAACGACACCCCTACATCTTGGCATAAGCGCCCCACCCGCTTATGCAAATTCATCCCAGCAAATTGCCTGCTCTACTAAACAGCGGCAGCAGCATTTTCGCACTTCTTTAAACAAAGTGTTTGCGTTTAAACTAAACATAGTGTTTAATCCTTCCATCGCGCAACACTTCGTTGCGGAAAAACGATGGAGGCAAGAATGTCGTTGTCCCTGCAGCCCACAGTCACAGAACCCCAAAACACGGCGAACGCCGCCGATCTTCCCACCTATCGCTGCGCAACGCGCCCGTACCAGCAAGCATGCGAGATGGACCCGACGCTGGATAGCTTCATCCAGCTCAAGGCCCGCGACGCAAGCGATGCAATTACCAAGGCACGTTTGGTAGCCGATCGTGACACGATCGTGATGGGCGCGGAACGTCTGGATCGGTGAGGGCGCCATGACCGGCCACAACGACCACGTCGTGCAGGACAAAAGCGCCGAGCGCGCCGAGATCGCCAAGCATTTCGAAGAGATGCGCCGCAAGGAAGCAGAGCGGCAGGCCGAACTTCCCCGCGTCCGCGCAGAAGGCCTAGAGGCGCTCACCCGCCTCCTAAAGGTCGCGCACGGCCATTCCGGTCAGTGCAAGATCGTCGCCAGCTTCCTGCTCTCCTGCTACAACGGCAACCGCTTCAAGTTCGACCTGACCGACTTCCGCTGCCTCGATCACGAGCTATTCGAAGACTGCCTAGCTGTGTTGCGCATGGATTTCAAGCCAGCGCAGGAGGTGCATACCTACTTTGTGAACGGCGGCCGGATCTGGGAGCAGCTCGCCAAGGACTGGCGAATCCGGGACTACACCAGGAGCGGCAAATGAATGCCTGGACCGCCCTCATGCATATCGAGCATGGCTGGCTTGCCCACCATCAGAACGCCACGATCGCCCTCGTGCTCGCGATCGTCGTCTTCGCCCCGGGAGTGATCGAATGGCTATTCTGACCGACGACGCCTTCCTTCGAGTGCGCGTGCGTGTTCGTGTACCCGATCCGTATGCTGGCCTGAAAGGGGCCGAATACATCAATGCACGCGGACTTTCACCCCGGCCGAACCGCTCGCATACGGAAGCCTGCCCGCACTGCGCCCTGCAGGAAATGCTGCCAGCCGTGCAAGCGATCTGCTCATCGTTCGAGCGCCGCAGCCACGACACAGCAGAGCAACCTGCCTGGAACAACCTGGACGACGAGTCGGTGCTGGCACTGCTCGACGGCCCGACGATTACGGGAGACTGACATGAGATCGCGCTCCGACATCATCCCGGATGACGCCGCCCTGGCGTTCGCTCACAAAAAGCTGCGAACCAACATGTCGATCAAAGACATGCTCGCGCATCCGTCATTTAGCAAGGTGCTCTTGAATGCCGCACGCCGGCACATGCAACGCCGCGACCAGTTCGACGTGAAGAAGCTCCAGGCCAACGACAACGACGAATAACCCCCAGGGGCCGGTCCCCTCTCCACCACTCTGAAAGGAACCGTATGTTTACGGAGTTGCATTCGCTCGCTCAAAAATCGACGCTGATGATTGTCGTCACTGCAGAAGGCGACCAGCTGCGCGTCAACGTCACACCCGCAAACGCTGACAGAAAAGAGAAACCGGCATTGCGGCCGCTATCGCTGATTGGCACGGTCGAAGAACTGGACCGTGACTTCGCACAGGCACTTGTGATCTGGCAAGCACCGAAAAAGCAGTCACTGCTCGAACAGGCAGCCGCTGCCGGCGATGACGAGGAAGGCGACGCCGGCAAGGCGGGCCCGGCAAAACCGGCAAGCAAGCAGGCGGTGAAAGCCGTCGACAAGAAAGAGAAAGCACCGAAGACAAAGGCAAAGGCCGAGGCGAAATCTTCCGCCAAGACCGCCACCGCTAAAGCGGTGATCGATCCCGCTGCCAAATGGCCCTTCCCGAACAAGGCGGCCAGCGAGACAGGCGGCACGGCAGATGCGCAGGAAACCCCGCCGCCCCCGAAAAAGTCGGAACAAGCCGCCTCGCCGGATGGCGCACCGATCTCCGGTGACGCTAGCGCTCGCCCGGATGATGCCGAGCCCGGCACTCAAGCCGATGGCCAAGGCCTGCCGCCCGCCGCCGATCCCCCAAATTCATCGACCGATGATGGCCAGCCCGCGGCCGCCGCACAGGACGCCGGGCAGGACGATTTCACCCTCAACCTTTTTTAGGAGACCACCATGCAGATCCAGGAATTGCAGCGCGAATTCAAATACAACAGCGTGACGCTGGCCGATCCGAATCCAGCGTTCACGCTGCAGCAAGTGCGCGACTTCTATGCGAGCGTCTACCCGGAAATCGTCAATGCCGATATCGACGGCCCTGACGCAAAAGGGAATAAGAACGTCTATACCTTCCGCCGCGCGGTGGGCACCAAGGGCGGCAGCACGCCGACCGCCATGGTCATCGATCTCGGCGCACTGCTGCATGGCGGCTGGCTGGACGATGCTGACGCCGAGTTCGTGAAATCGCTGCAGGAGCGGGCGCCCAATGCAATACAAAAATTGAATGCCGAGGACAGTCTCCGTCTGATCACGCTGCATCGCAAGCAGTGCGGTCCCAAGCCCACTCCTATGTCCAAGCGTGCCGCATGACTGCCCAGCAAGCACTGCAGCGCCTGAAGCAAACCGGCAGGCTTTCCACGGAGCCGCGTCCAGCCAATGCGCTAGACCCTGCTGATATCAGCAGCCCGGTTGCGCATGCCGCGTATACGCTCGCCCGGCGATCCTCCGCAAACTCTCGGCGCTGGATCGCACCGAGCGTCAATCTCACGGTGCTGCCATGAATCACGCCGCGCTTGCACTTCCCACTTTGCACCCAGCGGTTCCGATGGAGTTTTACGTGCCGGGCGAGAACAGCCTGAGTGTGCCGCTTGCGATCGCATTGCTCGAAGGCGATGTTGCCAATGATGCGTTTTTCCAGCGTCCGAACCGGACCTTGATCGAAGTATTGGGCGAGCTTGACGAGCGGGAATTCTGCATTGCGGCGCTCAGCGCCTGGTGGAGCTCGCTCACGCAGCAATATCCATTGAAGCACTTCCATTGGAACCTGCATGTGCAGCAGGAAATGAATCAGTTTGCCGATGAACGCGTCGAAGACGACTCGTCCGACACGGCATGGTTCTGCCTGACACGTTCGCAAAACAGCGACATACCCCGCGTCGCGCTGGCGCGGCGCATGCAAGAACTGGAAGCGAGGCTGGAGGGCTTCGGGCAAACAGTCCTGGCTGTGCTCTGCGACGCGACGAGCTATTTGCCCGAGTCATTCACCCCGTGGCGCGCACTGGATTATGCGGAATGGCTGCATTGGAGTGAGAGCTCGTCGGACGAAGAATTGATTAGCCTGCAGCAAGAGCAAGACGGCTGCACGCGCGAGGAAGCTGAAGCTTCGGTGCTGACGCGCAAGGAATTTTACGGCGATACGCCCCACTGGTTCATGCAGCCGACCCGCGTTCGGTCACGGGATGAAATTGTGCGCGCTGCGCGCGATGAATTTACAAAAAGCGTCATCGCCGCATGCGATGAGATTGCACGCTTCGTAAGTTCACCTGGTTTCACACTGGAGAGCTGGAATATCGGTGCTCACAACACGCAGATCGATTCCGTCGACGGCTTCGCGGTCATACGTTGGCATGCAAACGACCAGATCGGCCGAGTGATCGACGATGCGCTCGAAATGGCCGGCAACTCCGGTGAATACTGCGAATTCCTCGACGCTATCCGCATCCGCCTTTCCGGCGAAGGCATTGCCGCCTACCTGTCACGCATGGAGCAGATCCAGCAGCTCGCCATGCATACCGAACGGCTTCTTTTTCTTCTCGGAGATCCGCTATGAGAAAAGTCAACGTGATCAGTGAAGGCGACATATCACTGCAGCTCGACTCCGCTGTGCTGCTGTACCGCTCCTATCGGGGCGACGTCTATGCAACTGTGCATGCGGTCGAGGAAGATCCGAACAACCCAGCGCGCCGCATGCTCGGGCCGGGCATACCAGCGACGAAAGAAGCGCTGGCCAGCTTTGCGCAGGCGGTGAGTGTGGCGACGGCTTACGCTGGTTTTGTGCCGGAGAATCTGCTGTACACGTCGCCGAACGCGCTGGCATGGTGGACGCCGGCAGCGGTGCGCCGCACCTGGTTCCGCTGCAACGACAAGATCATCGGCACCACTGCCGGCGCGGCCGCACATCCTGCACTGGTATTCGTCGCGGTACCGGGCGACTGGTTCGTATTCGCGCTGAAAGACAACGCACGGCCGGCACCAGATACCAAGCTGTGCCACGCACCGCACTTCAACGTCTGGAGCGGCGGGCGCATCTGCACCGGCAACGTGAAGCTGCCGCCGGCGATCGACGCCACCAGCATCGCGGCATACGAAGACGCCTTCTTCCGCAGCAACTTCACCCACCCGAACCAGACCGGCGCAGTCAAGTACAAGGGCGGCGTAAAGGCGCTGTGGCGCGACCAGCTCGCACAGCCCGATGCGGCCACCATGACGCGCGCGCTGGTGCACTCGAAAGAAACCCTGAAATCGGCGATCGAACGGATCGCTGCCCCCTCACGTCGCTGACCATCACAAGAAAGGCATTCCATGAACGGACAGGAATTTTTCATCAAGCTCGACGAACTGCTCGAGGCTACCAAAGAAGCGTGCGAGCAGTTCGCCGTCAGCACCGAAGCGGCACTGGAATCTGAGCGGCCGCAGATTCTAGCGATCGACACCGACAACACCCGCCGCGCCGATCCGGCACTACAGCTGGATATGGCAATGTTGCGGGCGGCGCCGGTCGCGGTCGTACCACCGCATTCGCCATTTTTTCCGCTGGCGGAAAACGGGCACCGGTTTCTGCTGGCGGCGGACGGGCTGTATCTGGAAGTGCGCCGGCCTTGGCTGCATCTCGTGCATCGACTGGCCCTGCAGACCGCGGTCGCCATGCCTTACGGCCGCATTGAGCCGCGCACCGAGCTCGCGTTCGGCCGGCTGAGCAACGCGCTGCCTCTGATCCGCAACTTTGCTGCCAGTGCACGCCGGGAACTTCCGAATGAATGGGCAGACATGCTGGTCTGGAATGCGACTGATCAAGCCCTTAGCGACTTAAACGTCGGCATTGAAACCAACAGCCCGGGCGCCGTGCAGTACCGCTGCCGGGAACTGCAGGATCACGAAAGCATCGCCATCGATCTGCACAGCCACGGCACCCTGTCCGCCTTTTTCAGCGATACCGACAATCGCGACGACGCCGGCGCCGTGAAGATTGCAGGCGTCATCGGCAACCTGGACACGAACACGCCGACCGTTGCTTTTCGACTTTGCGTGCTGGGGTTGTATTTGCCGATCGCGGTACCCGCAGCAGCCATTTTCGCGGAGGATTGATCATGCCGAAAGATCTCGCGCTGTACGAGAACGGCCGCTTTAATCAAGAGGATAAGGTCACCGTCGAGGACTGCCCTTTCCATCAAGCGCACGACCCCATCAATCCTCCTCTCATAGTCGACGAGACGGATATTCCACACCTCATGGTCGCGTCAGGGCCAATCCATAAAGGCCAACGCACGATTTTCGTCGTCATTTGCGGCGATTGCGGCGCGATGGGTCCATGGGGGGAAAACGAGCGCCACGCCGTGCAGCTGTGGAACCGCCATACGCAAAAGAAAGCCTGACATGCCCCACTTCACTCCCGCCGAACTTATCAGCCGCGCTGTCGATATTCACCTGGTCGGCTGCGGTGGCAATGGCTCACAGATGCTTACCGGCCTGGCTCGCCTGAATCATGCGATCACCGCGCTTGGCCACCGCGGCCTGTCAGTCGTCGTGCACGATCCGGACACGGTCAGCGAGGCCAACATAGGACGCCAGCTATTCAGCGCCGCCGACGTCGGCCATTACAAGGCCATCGTACTGACTCACCGAATCAACGCGTTCTTCGGCCTGGACTGGCAGGCCGTGCCGGCCCCGTTTCAAGCCCGCCATCACCACGGCGATATCGTGATTTGCTGCGTTGATAGCGCGCGTGCCCGAAAAAGCATCGCCGCCTCGTTACGCGGAGATGAGCTTCCCTATCTGATGGACCTCGGCAACCGCGCCGCCGATGGGCAAGTCGTCTTCGGAGAATGGGAGCCAGAACACGAAGACGGCACCACCCACCCGGCCGGCCATGTCCCTCTGCCGAATCCATACAAGGTGCTGCCCGAGCTCATCAACACCAAGATTCCAGAAGACGATACGCCCAGCTGCGGGCTGGCCGAAGCGCTGGAGCGGCAGGAGCTGTTCATCAACCAGGCGATCGTCACGCCGGCGCTGTCCATTCTCTGGGAATTTTTCCGGCACGGCCGGCTGACTTGGCACGGTGCATTCGTCAATCTGCGGACCGGCAGCATGCGGCCGCTCTACGTGCCGGAGCCACCACCCTCGAAGGGAGCGCAATGATGGCGAAATTCAATTTTCTTGCGTCGAGCACTGCACGCGCCAAGGCCGACGCTGAACTTCGGCGCCAGTTCCCCAACCATTCTACATATCGGAGAAACGCCGCCGTTGAGCACATTGCGCCATCTTCCGATGTGTCGGAAGAGCTGCAGGCGCCCGGGCAATTCCAAGCAACCAGGAGAGCTGCTCATGGCACGAAATGACTCTCCTAACGCACTCATCGCTGAGAATGCCACGCGCCTAGTGCAGCGCCTGCTTGATCCGGAGGATTTCGGTCATGCAGTAACACCGGAGATCCGCGATGCGGCTCGGCAGGTACTTGGGTACACGCCGGTGGAAACAACGCGCAGCAAGGTGAATGCCGCACTGAATGACATGGAAGCAGAAATCTCTCGCCTGACTGCTCTCATCAACACCCCAGAAATTCACGACTTCGCCAAAGGGGTAACGCTTGAAGCGGTCCACCAGCGCGAGAAATGGGGAAGCGATCACGATGCAGGAAAAACCGTGTGGGATTGGTTTTGGCTGATCGGCTACCTCGCACAGAAAGCCGCTGATGCCTTCCAACGTGGTGATATCGAAAAGGCGCTCCATCACACGATTACGACGGCTGCTGCATGCGCAAATTGGCATGCCGCAATGCTTGGCCTGACCAACATGCGGCCGGGTATCGACACGTCAGCCTTGGCACCCGGCTTAACGACCGACCTGCCATTCATACCTCAGCCACAGCCAGAACGTCGGAGGTAATCCATGCCTAGGGAACGCATCGAGAGCGAACTCGGCGAGGAAGTCAAATGCGCCAAGTGCGGCGACTTCTGGCCGGCCGATCCGGAGTTTTTCTATTTAAGCAATGGAAGGCTCCACTCCTGGTGCAAGGCTTGCTATGTCAACGATCCGAAGACTCTCGCCAAAAAGCAGCGCTGGCTCGACAAGCAAAAGAACGGAAGCACCACGGTATTTAAGGTGGAAGTAAAACAATGAACGCAGCAATAAAACCTATCTATATCGAACTTCCGGATCTACCGTCTCTCCTTACGCTTGGAGAGACCACCATCCAGAAAATGGTTCGCGATGGAACGTTCCCGAAGCCTCGGCTGCTATCCGGCCGACGCGTCGGGTGGCTGCTTCGAGAGGTTGAGGAGTGGGCAGAAAACCGCCCTGTCTCAGAACTGCCGCCGCCACCCAACACTAGCCGCCGGCGCTCCTCTACCGAGAAGCAGCCAACTCCTCCAGCTTCCGATCCAACCGAGTAAGCCACTCCCGGCGCTCCGCGTCGTAGGAGTGGCGGTTGTACACGCCTTTCACGCCAGGCTGCATATGGCCGAGAACCGCCTCAGCAACTGAATCCGGACACCCCATCGAAGCAAGCAAGGTACGTGCAGTGCGGCGCAAATCATGCGGCGCCCAGTGCGTGACGGTAAGCCGCGGACGAATCTGTTCCGGCCGAGTTTCCGAATAAGGCATGTGATACCAAACCGCCGTCTGCACAGCCTTTTGCTGCATATGCGGAATCTTCCCGGACTGCGATTGGAACAGATACCCGCCATTGGCTATCGCCAAGCGACGCCGCACGATTGCATCGGCACGTCCGATCAGCGGTACGCGCAGATCCGTCGCGTTCTCATGCCTTGCATTCTTTGTCTTGGCCTTCGGTATTGTCCACCACAGCCCATCCGCCTCATCCGAGATCTCGCTCGCATGAATCGCGCAGATCTCGGCCCCACGAACACCGGTCCAAAGATAGAGCGTGAGGATATCGCTGATCGACCGGCTGAAGTTTGGCAGCCAGGCGATCAGGTCACGGACTTCTATTCCCGATAGCGTTCGCTTTTGGATGCCGACCTTTTCGCCGGCGATCGTCTTCCCCTTGCTCCGCAGCTTTCCCCGTAGGATCTGCCTCCACCAGTTTGGTGTGGTCTCAGGCAGCTTGCCAGCATCGAGCGCGTAGTCCCACGCCGCTGCCAATTCGCGGCGCAAGTTGGAGCACTGAACGGGACGATCGAAATGACGCTCCAGCAGCTCGAATGCCTCGGCACGCGAATATGTCCCAGCCGGCCTGTCTGCATGGTCGCCCAGCATCGTATCGAATGTGCGGCGCACCTCTTTCGCCCCCTTCGGCTTGCGATGGCGATCAATATGACCTGAGAGGTACAGCTCGCACACCTTGCGCACCGTAAATACGGCTGTACGTTTCTCCTCTCTGGCTCGCTCAAGCGCCGCTGCAGCTTCCGTTCGCTTTGCCTTGCGCTCCATTGCGGGATCGCCGCCGGCCTTCCGAGCCTGCGACAAATCTTCCCAGAGCACGAGTGCGCGTGCATGCGATATCGCCGGCCACTCACCGATCTTCACCTGGCGCATTCGTTTATCGACCGGACTCTTGTAACGGTACGTCCATGTCTTGGTACTCTCGGTTGCTTCGAGGCGTAGCCCCGGAGCCTCATCAATGATAAGGTGTGCACCCGGCGACAACAGCTTCGCTTCCCGCGCATCGAATGGCATCTCTTCTCCCCGGCGTAACTTTTGGCATATGCAAATATTGCCGCCCGGATTTTAGCGTAACTTTGAGATTTCCCATCAGAAAAGCTACGCCATTTTCCGGAGTGTTTGGGAGTGTTTAGGAGTGTCGCGGGTAAAATCAAAAACGCAGCGGATGAGAAAAAAGAATTGAACGATCAAGCACTTATCGATGATTCCGATAAAAAACAGGGATTTAGCGCGGAAGAAATTTCCCGTCACACGCCCATGATGCAGCAGCGTATTCCCCCTATGTGGCCTCACAAATAATTTTAAAAGTTACGCCAAAAACCACGCCGCAAGCCGGAGGCGGGTTAATCAGCATTGACAAGCGTTGCGCCTTTTACTTTAAGCCCCGTCTCAAATAGAGGGCACTGAACTAAGGTTTAGCATAATTCCAATTAGAAACACGACCAACCAAGGGATTCCTGTTATGGCTATTTACCTCTACCTACACAAGAAAGAGCATGCAGAAAATTGGGTGGAGGGGAAAGAGGTCCCGTTATTTTTAGCCAGCAAGTACAAAAGCGAAGCAAGAGGGGGTATATATACGCCAGATGAAAATCTGATTTATAACTCTTCCGTCGACTTTAACGTGTTCAGGCCAGTCATAAAGATAGGCGTGGGGGTAGAAAACATTACCATCTTCGGCAACACATTGGATGATCAAAAATTACCAGAGGTGTTCAATGCAAGTCGTTATATCGAGGACGGATTAGTTCTGTGCCTATCTACTCGGCGTGATGAAAAGATAGCAAAGCAGCTTAAAAAGAAGCACATCGTTGAAATTCTGGACGTAGAGGCGTTAGCTGCCGACATTGATCGACAACTGAAGTGCAAAAGCAAAGCAAAACCGTGTCGCTACACGTGGGGTCATGAACGGAACCACTTTCTAAAGTCCATCGAAGACATGTGGCAATGTGAATACAGAATCTTCTGGCCTCTTACTAATGCCAAGGAGCGCTGGGTAAAGATTCCTATTGGCATCGCCAAACTTTTGGGTTAATTCAGCATGAGATATCGGGGAAGTACTTGGCCCTTATTAGACGACTAGGAGCTGCTTCATCAAACAAAATATGCAAGTCAAGCAACAGCGTAACTGCACCCCGCTTAAACACATTTAGACATTCCGCCATTTGCTTGTGACTCTTGCCTTGCCCCCAAGCTTTGGTATGAGTCGCCTCATCGTCGCGCAGATCGCGTAATTTCAAAAAATTGGACCATGCAGTCCCACCGAGGTTAAGTTTTTTCCCAGATGTCATTTCGGGAATCCAAAGCTTAATCTTTTCATCGAATGGTGTTTTTTTCGCTTTTGAGTCCGATAATTGGAGTCCTGTCGGCACCAAGTTATTCCATATAGTTGCCCTGTAAGACACATAAGACTCAACACTCGCGACCGCCTTAAAGGATAGCGTATGTAATTCATCAACGGATCCGGATTGAATTACTCTGTCCCGAGATCTACAGGCTGACTCAAACTGAGCCGCATATGCAATGCTTAATTCACCAGGGCCCTCAACTTCCACAATCGGCTTCCCGTCGCTTAGGTTCACGATTGATGCCGTAACCTGCCCCTCGCCACCGCACTCCATCTGCCAAGTTGCACCCAAAAGATTTTCGACAAATGGGATCGCATACCTAAAATACTGACGGGCCGCTCTTTCCACATCACAGAAGCGATGCCCATTCTTAGTAAACCACGCCTCGATATCTTGCTTCGGCGCGTTTTTTATTGCTTCGCGGTGAGACGTATCACCGTGTCGAATTAATTCCCAAATAAGATTCTTTGCTGCACGCTCAGAAATCATCTGCGGAACTTTAAGTGTTGACATAACTGTATAGAAAGAAATCGTGGCATTACTATACAGAAAATCAACATGCTACCCCTACAGTTTAGGGATAGAACGATGGCATGTTCAGTGGATTGAGGCCCGGTCCAGCTCTTGGCGCAGCCGGCCGGGCGCTCTGTCTTTACTTCAAATATCAAAAAACGGAAAACCCACAAGAGGTTTCCAGTTGGTCGTGACAGTAGGCTGATTGTGTATTCACCCAATCAGCCATCATGAAAAAATTTATCCTTCTCGCAACAATTGCTGCCGCCCTAACCGGCGATATCGATATCGACCGGAGGAACGTCGGCGGCGAAGCCTTTCTGCGTGTACATGCCCATATCAGCTGGTCAGGGGACACCATCAGGCGCTTGCGTGGCCTTCTTTAATCCGTCGAAGTATTCCCGCCATCCGAGGGCCTGCTCTCGCCAGACTTTGCAGACCTTGGCGTTGAAGGCGTCGGTTTCCGCAACATCAGTAAGCGAAACGCCGGCGGGTTCTCGGTCAGGATCGGCGGCGGGTCCGGCAGGCTCACCTGACCAGGCGGCGTCGTACACGCGCACAAAGCCAGCATTGATAGTGCAGCGATCGTTATCAGCTTGCGTAACATAAGTTGGAACCTCCTTAATGATGGTGTCGCCCTTGACGTACACCGTTTGAATACGGTCGCGGTACTTGATCTCGGTCTGCGTCACGACCTTCTGCTGCGCCTGGACAATCTTCATGCCCTGCTGCGCCTGTTGCGCGACATAAGCGAGATGCTTGACACCTTCGATCCGCTCGCCGTCCATGCGACCGAAGGCGTACAAGAACAGCGCAGCCAGTACCAGAATCAGCCAGCGCGCCCACGTTGGAATAACGGCCGTCAGAAAATTCATGTCAGCACCTCCGTTGCCTTGTCATAGAGCGCTCGGCGTGCCGCATAGCCGATTGCATCACCCTGTTTTGCCGTTTTGCGGCCGATATTGATCACGTCGCTGACACCATCAAAATCTCCACGATCAGCAAACGCATTGCAGTTACTTGCATGCCAGATCCACGCGGCTGATCTGCAGGCGCCTTCAGCTGTGCGCAGCCAGTCACCAATCTTGTCGATACCAATGCCGAAATACAGCGCCGCCGCGAGGTGGTTCTCCTTGCCCGTCAACTGGATCAATCCGGCACCGCGATGCCGCCAGCCGTCACCAGATTCCGGCGTGCCATTGCCCATGCGATTCGCGTAGGCGATGTTTGCGATTGAGACCTGGTCGGCGGGATGTTCTGCTGTGCGGCCGTAACGGCATGCCGCGTCATGATCGAAGCGGACTGCATGAGCATTGTTGAATGTCGCCATCAGCCCTTCCGGGCTGTAATTGAGGTTTTCAACTACGCGAGAGAGGCTCGCCGATTCATGGCCGATCTGGGCAAGGAACGCCGCCTGTCGGGTTGGCGTGTTGATCTCGAACTCGGTCATCGCAGCGCATAGGGGTGAAAAAAAAGCCGCGATATGCGGCTTTGCAAGGGGCATGATTGCCAGGATTTGATCGGACGTCATACGATATCTTTAGCCTCCCTAACAATTTCACCAATGTCCTTATCCTGGCGCTTTTGGAACCAAAGAGCGGCCGCACGACTGATCCACCATCCTGGAGCACCAATAAGCAGGTAGATTGCTCCTTTGTGGGATGCGAACGGGATGCCGGGCAGATAATGCATCAGCGTATCGACAGCTAGGTCGCCAAACACCGTGCTGAACACTCCCGCGCACGCCAGTCGCAAGACGAACTCGTGTCGATCGAACGTACCGTCCTTCTTCACTGGCGGCAGCACAACGTACAGCAGTGCTGCGCCAATCATGCCGAGCCCCACCTTCAGCCCGTACAGTTTAAAAAATGCAAATCCTGCTTCGCCTGGTCCGTTCATTGGCCTGTCCATAGTTAGAAAATAAAAAACCCGCCGAAGCGAGTCGATTAGAGATATTTTGGGTTACAGCTCTGGTATGCGAATGTGCGGGTCGTCTGGCTCGCAAAACGGATTCATCAGAACGACAGCGAACCAGATCGCAAGTCGACGTTGCCATGCCCATCTCGACGCTACAACCAAGCGTTGCAAGCGCTGGGAAACAGTCGCCTCGCGCGGTTCTTCGAAGAATATGACCGAGGCGCACAAGATATTGCACAGCACGTCGTAAATCTGACCGACGATGACAAATCGCTTGCCGAACGTCACCATGCCAACGGTGAGCCGATTCTGCTTATTCGCCAGCTTCAACGCCATCGCGACGACGAACATCAGCCAGAGAATGAACAGCGCAGTAACGATCAGTGCAGCATAAGCGGGAATAATGGCGAGGGCGATCATGATGCGAACACCTCCCGAAACGCGTTTTGCACCGACGGCGGCGCGGCGTCCGAGATCTCCCTGTAGCGGGCCAGTACGGCCTCTTTCATATCGTCATACGTTGTTGCCGCGAGCAGGGACGGAAGAGTCGTTATGTTGAGCAAATTGTCGGCCGCTTGATCTGCAGCCGTTGCTGTTGCTGAATCGCCCGCGCGCGCCGCGCGGCTGGCAATGCCGGAAAGAGCATCAAGCATCGGCGCACGTTGTCGACGTATCTCAGCAATTGCTCTTTCTCGAATTTGTTCAACCGCCTCGATAGCGACTACAGGGTTTCCGTTCTCGTCAGTGGTCACAGGCTTGCCGATCAGCGCGTCACGCACCTCATCCGATACCTCAATGCCGTCGGCAGGCCACGTGCCCGCCGCCTCATAGTCCGCTTTTTTATCCGCTCTAAAAAAGCCACCCGCCGCCTTCGAAAAAATCCACATGATTACCCTCCAATTAATAGCCGATTGCGAATATTTGAGCCCCCGGAGTTCCAGCAGCCGAGAACGCTGTCACCTGGCTTAATCCATTCGCTTGAGCCGCGATGGATTGCGCGGAATTCGTACATGAGCCGACAACCTTCAAGAACGCTGTAGTGAACGAGATCGGGAGCGTGAAATTCGTCGGCGTGGTACTCAGCCCAACATCGGTCCACTGCAGTATGTAAACGCGCTTGACACCAGCGACCATTGCAGGAATTTCGAGGTAACCACTTGTCGAAACCGTCCCAAGGAATTGGCCGAGCGCGAGCGCGTGGTGAGCGCCTGTCGCGTCTGCCACGCTGAACAACTGGGTAGCCAGTCCAGCCAGCGCCGCATAACGTGCATCTGCTTGCGTTTGCGTGAGCGCTTGCGACGGCACCAAGCTGTTAATTAAAAAGTGTCCGAGCGCCGCAACATACGTTGCAGTAACAATCACGCCCGCAGGCAAGTCTCCAGCTGCGAGCGCTCCATCAACGTCATTCCGAAGCGGCACAGCACCGGCGCCGCCGTTCAGCGTCGATGCCCCTGTGTTTGCGTTCGACGCACGAAACCGAATCGTCATGCCATCCGTATAGGCCAGTATCGGCGGATCGAGCGCTACAACGTAAGCATTGGCCGCACCTGTATCGATACAGTAATTACCCGCCTGCGCATCGATCATGATCTTGATCGCAGTCAGCACCTGATTTCGCGAGCTGCCGTCGACGACACCGCCGATTGATTCAATAATCGCGCATAGCTCCTCTTGAATATGATCAAAGAGCTGCGCTTCGAGATCGGTTGACGGGATGCCGCCGACCGCATCCCCATCGGTAAATCCGTGCTTTCCTGCGCCGAATTTGTCTACAACCTTTGTCGCCGTTGAAATTCGCCTCATGCTTCAAACTCCATAAGAGATGTAAAGAATCGTGTGAGCCGGCTTGTACTTGGCCAACAAACACATCAGTCCCGGATCGCCCCAGGATGCGAGCGGTTCATTGCATCGACCATTGACCTTCATGGTCTTGACATCCGCCGCCTGCGGAACGTTGATGCGCCATGCATACCGCCAGCCCCCCTGATTGAGCGCTGCATTGCACTTGCTGTTCGCCTTCATCGGCGTGTACTCGATCACCGTGCAGCCGGAATATCCAAGCGCTTCAAGCAGCCCAATGAAAAAAGCGGCCGACTGGCCGCCCTGTTCTGTCATGCGCTGCACAAGCCGACTTCGCCGCTCCGCTGTCG